TTACCCTCATCGTAACAAGCCCTCGGACCATAGCTGTTAACGTGCCCCACATAATGCTCATGCTGTGGGCTAATCTCGGGATCACCATATACTTCGGAAGTAGACGCTTGGAGAATTTTACTGCCATGATTCAATGCCAATTGTAATAAGTTGTTTGTTCCCACTACACAGGTGAGGGTGGTTTCGATTGGAATGTTTTGGTAATGGATTGGACTAGCTGGGCAAGCAAGATTAAAAATCCCATCGAAATTATAGTCGCGGAATAAACGAACGATGCCAGTATCGTTAATATCACGATTGACATAGCTGAAATTATTGTTTCTGAAAAACGGTTCAATATTTTTAATATTACCTGTACACAGGTTGTCAACCACTGTAACTTCATTGCCATCATCCAATAATCGTTTAGTTAAATGAGATCCCAAAAAGCCAGCAGCACCAGCCACCAAATAATGATTTTTCATACAGCCTCTGCAGTTCTCGGTGTTTTTATTCTGCCCTGCTTTAAAGCTTCAGCAAATTCACCCTTGAATATTTTATCCATTATTTCTTCAGATTTCTTACACTTCTTGACGATCAACCCTTCTTGATTGACGCGAACAAGACCCTTCACATAATGTTTCATATCACCAATAATTGCTTCAAATACTTCGGCTTCATCATCTTTATATAGTACAATTTGGTACATATATCCAAGTTCATGTTTATGAAAATCTCTGGATAAGTCGTCACTCAGTTTCATAATATTAAAGTCCCAAGCGATTTGATCTTCGTTGGTTTTGTCTTCATCGATACTAAATGAAATACCATCAACATCATCTTCTTTTATTTGAAGCTCTCTAATGTGGTTTAATTTACTGCCCATGAACGACTCCTTTTTGATTGATTTTATCGTAACCAAACTTGGCAATATAAAAACTATCTACAATGTCAGTCACTGGACTCCCAAGAGTCAAATTCTTATTCAATAACATACTATAATTTTCTCCAGTCTCATTACAAAATTGCTCATACATTTTGGCTTTATCAGCATTACCCTTACCTGTAGCGAATTTCTTCACTGTGGTCGGAGCAACTGTCTCAAATTTATATCCGACTTCCCAAAACTTATATTTCAGTAAGCCAGCATTTTCTGCGATATGGAAAACTTTACCTGTAGAACCAAATGAGTAATCTTCAATAAAGATATTTGGAACACCTTTATCAAGAGGAATCTTATTCAAGAAATATTCAGCGATGTTATCATATCGCTCTTGTTCTGAATAGTATTCTTTGTGGAGTGCTCCGATTGCGTTTTTGAATGTTCCAACTAACTTACTGCTAGAAGTCAAATAATAGAAAATACATTTATTGATATTAGGCTCTGCCATCACGCACATGGCAGGAGAAGTCAATGAATAATCTATTCCGATTACCATGACTCTTCGAGTTCTTCTTCATCTTCTTCATAATCATCATCCTGTTCAGGGATTTCATCCCCACAGAATGGGCAGTAATCAGGATCACCTTCAACATTACCAACTAAAAATTCTACTGCATATTGGGATTCACAATTAGGGCAAGATATTTGTACATATGGATCGTCAGTCATCATCATTCCTTTATAAACATATAATCCTCTATTGGAATGACGTCTCGATCAGAGCATTTCAAACGATCAATGGTTTCTCTATCCACTAAGTCTGGATGGACCCACCAATCTTCAAATGGAGCTGCTTCTGTAGGCGAAACGTTTCCAACAACCAATTCGTATCCTAACGATCTTAGATATTTTCTAGATTTATCACGATACGTTCCTGTCATGTCTATATAGTGATCATGTTCATAGGTGATGACAGCGAACTTATAGTTGTCGAATGGAATCGCCAACAATGCCTCAAAAGTGACATTGGGTGGTTCTATATCTAATTGCAAATAATCCACAACACCATTAACAGCTAAATTCTTAAGAATAGAATTATAGTCTGCAGTTGTTGCGTCTTGTTTTAATACTTTGTTTCTTCTCTCCGCATTGTACTGGTTTACAAAATCTTCTCTAATCTCAAACCCAATACCAGTCCATCCAAGTTTTTCTAATAGAGCGGTATTGTTACCATAAAATGGTCTTGCGCTACCGACTTCAACATATGTTCCATTTGTTTTACCGTTCAGACACTGTAATACAAACATATCTTGAAATACTTGAGAATAATTATATTCTATTTCATCTGATTTGTCAAATTTGTTTCTTAATTTAGAATGTTGAGACTTAACATATGGTCTTTTAGAGACATCTTCTGGCCCAGAACCCAAATTCATAAGATTGTTTTGAACGATGGTTTTATGCATATCGCTCATGACATCTTTGTAATTACTTTTCAATTGTAAGAATAACTTTCTGGCTTCCATACCTTTTCCCCAATACCATGAGGAAACGGCTTTCTCAAAAATAAGTCCATATTGACCTGGATAATCTACAGGATAAGGTAAAGGCTCAGAGTCTTCAATTACACCAAGAGCAATCTGAGCATAAACATAAGAGTCGACATGCTCGCTTTTCATTTCATACATTCTGCTGAGCATAAAGTATGCTTCTGGTCTTTTAGGAAGTAAACAGATTGCGTGTTTTAATAAAATGCTAACTGTGTGACTTCTATACCCTTGTTTTTCAAAACAAGTGGCGCATCTTAATAAGCAAACATATTGCATTAAAACGTCTTCATATCTTTCAGCCGCTCGCATATAGAATGTGTAAGCTGATGCAGTCTGCCCAATAGAATCGTATTCACAGGCTAATTTAAAATTCTTTTCTGGATCTTCAGGATTAGTTACATAATCCTTGATTAATGATGTTAGTTTATCCATTGATATAGTCCACAATAAATTTCATTGGCGCTTTTAGAACATAAGCAGCGTTATCTTGAACACCGAATGTGATTAATATATCACCATTATATTCTGTCATTCCTGCGCAGAATTCTATTTTAGAATCCATAAACGAAAACGGCTCACCGTATTTTACAATATTCCAATCTTTATCCCAAACAATGAAACAATGACGATAGATTGCATTCTTGTTTCCTTGTTCGCTCTTATACAAATAAGTTGTGTGTGTTAAGCAAACACGATATTCACCAACAGTAATAACATGTGAACCACCTCTATAGTCGTAAGGTCTTTGATATGCTGGACCAACATAAACCTGTTCGCATGTTCTATTTACTGGATCGACTTTAACAACTTCGGTGGGATTAGACCATTTAACAAAATGATATGGCATGTCAACGACAGGCATCCAGTTTTTCTCACAGTAACTGGTATCATCCCCTGGAGCAGGAATTCTAAATCTAGAAATCTCAACGCCATCCTCAGTTAGTTCAGAGAGTTCCATTCTGCCTTGACCATTTGTAGTTGTATCTCTACGAACACCACAAATGTACAGTTTACCATCCCAACGAATAGTTCTACCGTCTTCTAGTCCCTTGAAATCCCAAATTGGTGGAGTGTCCAGTTTAGAAGTGTTAACTTTATTAAACTTTTTAATCAGAAGATCATCACCAATCTCGCAAAGATAATTGGTTGTTGTTAGGCTAATATCATTCTCAGGGTTCATGTATGATAATGGACCCCACTGATGTTCAAACTTGCCTAATTCAGAGTGATAGATTGTGACTTGACAATGGCGAATGTTACAGAGTAACTTACCATTGTCGTTATAGATTGATGGATTGAAGATTCCTGTACCGTTGGTCAGTTCAGAGGGAATAATCAATGGCGCAATATCACCGCCAGCATCTAGCACTTGCTTAACGAAATTACTCACTATATTCCTCAGTAATAAATGACATCAATTTACTTTCAGTCATTGAACCAACATTGCGCTTGATTTCAAAACCTTCTTCGTTCACCAATACAAACATTGGAATGGTTCTGACGCCATACTTTGCGACTAAGTCTTGATTGTGTTCTTCATCAATATCGATGTTTTCAACAGGAACGGTAATCATGTCTCCCATTCTTTCCATCAACTTTGTCATTTGTTTACAAGGACCACACCAGTCTGCGTAGAATTTTAATAGTTTCATTATAAGCACCTTTCGTTAATTACGTTCCAGTCGATAATGTCCCAAATGTTCTTTAGATAGCTTTTCTTATCTGCTTGATAGTCTAATGCCCATGCATGCTCCCACCAGTCAATAAGAAGTACAATCTTCATATCATCATCGTATTCATGATTATGAATTGTATGAATGTTCATCTTATAATCGAGATAAACCCAACCGCTTCCTTGGATAGCCATTGCTTCTTTTTCGAAAGCATCTTTCAATCCATCTAAACTCCCATACTTGCGATTGACTTTCGCTTTAATAATTTTACCATATTGAGATGAATATGGTTTAGTGAATTGTTCAAAGAAGATATTATGAAGCATTGCGCCACCATAATTAAAATCAGGATCCCCTTCACCTTTATTATATCGCTCAAAGTATTTTGAAGCAAGTCCAATAAAATGATAGTTGATTGTAGCTTCGCTCATTATTGGGCTTAAATAACTCTTAGGGAAGTTTAAAGATTTCTGATAAATCTTCTCACGATTCTCGTTTAAAAATTGATTAAATTTCATTTGTTATCCTTTTGCCCAAACTTCTTCCCATGTGCCTGATAATGCACCTTTCGCATAGTCCGTTGCACGGTTCTCGAAGAAGTTTGTATGCGTTGGAGCATTGATCATTTCTTCAACCCATGGTAATGGATTCTTCTTGACTTTGAAGATACCTTTCATACCCATGCTAATCAAACGGCGATCAGCAATGTAACGGATGTATTGCTTTACTTCTTCAGCTGACAATTCTTTCATTGGTCCCATGCTGAAAGCAAGATCAATAAACTTATCTTCAAGCTCAACCATTTTTGTAGCAATGGTATAGATTTTACCTTTCAGCTCATCATTCCAAAGTTCACGATTTTCTTCAATGTATGTTCTAAACAATTTGATCATTGATTCGCAGTGCATTGTTTCATCAACAATAGACCATGTAACAATTTGTCCCATACCTTTCATTAGACCATGACGTGGGAAGTTCAACAACATAATGAAAGAACTAAACAACTGTAAACCTTCTGTAAATGCTGAGAACAATGCGATGTTTTCAGCAATAGAAGCATTAGAATTTAGAATATAGTCATGTTTATCTTTCATTTCTTGATATTGCAAGAATTCATTATAAGTTGAGTCAGGCATTCCCAATGTCTCAATAAGATGAGAATATGCAGCAATGTGTAATGCTTCACGAGCAGCAAAGCCAGCAAGCATCATACGAACTTCTGGTTGTGGGAAGTGTGGCAAATAGTTCTTTACATATCCACCAGCAACGTCAATGTCGCCTTGTGTGAAGAAACGAAAGATGTTGGTTAGAAACTTCTTTTCTGAATCATTTAGACGTTTCTTCCAATCCTTCACATCCTCAACCATTGGAACTTCTGTGTGTAACCAGTGAGCTTGTTCATGCTTCAACCAAGCATTATATGCCCATGGATAATTGAATGGTTTGAAGTATGATCTTTCTTCTGTTAGTTTTAAGTTTTTCTTTACCATCCTAATCCTCTCCCGATACCTTTAACTGCTTCGTATGTAATCACAGCAGCACCAATAAAAAGACCACTGACAACACCACCAATAAAAATTAGTACATATAACATTTT